ACTTAAATGGAGGTTGTTTTGACAGATCAAGTTAGAGATGCTATTATCGCTTTACAAGGTGGATTTGAAGTAACATCCCCCTCGGCAAAATATGCTGACGTTGCAGAAAGATATCAGGCTGATGCGGTTTATGAACCAGGAACAGTGGTTATTGTTGGTGGCGAAAATGAAATTACGCAATCAACTCAGAAGATGGATAGACGAGTACTTGGAGTAGTTTCTACAGAACCATATCTTATTATGAATAGTCCACACAGACAAGAAGATCAGACTGACGAAATGAACCCTGCTGTTGGGTTATTAGGTCGTGTTCCTACTAAAGTTTCTGGATTTGTACGCAAAGGAGACTTAATGATTACTAGTACTGAGCCTGGTGTTGCAGAAGCATGGCGTGAAGAAAGTAGTCCGCCTGCTGGATCTATTATTGGAAAGAGTCTTGAAGACAAAGACAGTCGTGGTGTTGAAGTAATTGAAGTAGTCATCGGCGCCAAGTAATGATATCTAAGTTTTATACCCGAGACTATGAAGGTGAAATACTTTCAGAAAATATTAGTTGGAAACAGGGTAAAAAATCAAATAATCAAACCTGGGTACCTAAAACGATTGTTCAAGATGAGTCGGACATTGGTGTAGCGCATGTTATTGGTAATGGCCGAAGCAGAAAAAAGTTTGATTTAAGATTGCTTCATGGGCAGCACGGCGGTGCTAACGGAGCAGAAAGTGTAGGACAAAGTTATGGCTGTAATTCTCTTTATACAGAATTCGATCCTACCTTTTTGATATGCATGCATGTAGACCTGTGTCGTAACTTAGAAAAAACTGATTATTGTGAAGAAAACATCGTTTACAGTAACCCAAAAAACATTTCCAGGTATCCTGGAATGTTTCATCTTTACCCACAAATTCCCAGTGGATTCTTTGCAGGCCCACTGGCTCTTAACCTAGCATGTGCTGATGGACACACTGATGTCTATATGCTGGGATTTGATTTTTATGAAGTAAACGATACACATATATATCCAAAATCTACTAATGCATACGGGCCTTTGCCAGAAAGTGTAACAACACTGAACTCTAAAATAGAAAATCAATTAACTGAAATTATGACAGTGTACGACGATGTTAACTTTTTTAGGGTTGTTCAACACAAGGGATTAGAAATCCCAGAGAATTGGAAATGGCTTAAGAACTATAATCAGATTGGCTATGGTGAATATGTATCATTGGCCCAACTAGGTGCTACTGCGAAATAAAGCTACTACTGTAGCGATCTTATCAGCAATTTCATATGTTTTTACTGTGGAGAAAACACCAGGATGCAATGGCTCAGGCCATCCTTGCAACTTAGTCCAAGCATAGCCTTTGTGTTCCTGATTTAATTCGGGTATAAATTCATCCTCAACAACAGCAATAAAGGTGTGGTATTCAAAGCCTTTTTTAGTGTTAGTAAATTGGTCAATGGGTATTAGTTTTTCTATATCAGGTACTGATCCAATCTCTTCAGATATTTCTCTATATAGACCGTCTATTGTTCTTTCACCAGCGTCTATTTTTCCACCAACAAACGCCCAGGTGTTTTTAAAACTGGTATCATCCCTTAATAAGAATAAAAATCTTTGTGTAGACTTGGCGAAAAAAACAGCACCAGCACTCTGTTTTAAATTACTAATTGCCATTCTCCGGCCTTGTATTCGCCCTCGTAACTCTTAACCCAAGCCTCGCCGGTCCACTTGTATTGTATTCCAGTGTTGGTATTAGTTGTATAATGAATGCCTGTGTCTGTGCTACTATCAAATGATACATTCCATCTTATTCCATCATACTCAATGATGTCATTTGCGCCAGCAGTAAAATCATTACCAGTAGTGTCTTTCCAAGCATCTGGACCATCTGTATTACCATCAGCACCAATTCCTCTAAGAATTAAGTATCTCTGTCCAACTGCGGCAGTAGCAAGCCCTGCATCTGGTCCTACCTTCAGAGGGTTAATAACCTTTAAAACAGGATCTAAATCGTTTGTGGGTATAGTATCAGTATCAACAGTAAACAGGAGTTTTGTATCGTCTGTTGGATGGTGGGCCACAGTGCCTACAATCTCGCCTGTTCCAAAGTCAATCCTAACCTGACTTATACCAGCTTGCAACTCTCCATATTGGTTAATCACTGCTCTCCACGTAACATCGTCAACACCAATTTTAACTGGTGGGTCGTTCTCAATACTTGTTGGGTCTATTTTATTGGTTACTGATTCTTGACGTTCCAAAATTGTCAATGTGTTGCCCAGTAATAGTATTCCGTAGTTCATGGGAGTAAATTTTAGTCTAGTGCCCATTAACAAATTGTTGTCAATTGCACGGTCATCAAGGTCTCCACTTTCATCATAAATGCTGGCAATAATTTTATTAACAACACCCAGTTTCTTTACCTTAGCAGGCGGTGAAATCCAAATTGGAACATTAAATGTTAAAGTAGCAATATCAATCTGATCATCAGGACCTACTGGAACTGATCTACTACTCCAAGATGTTCCAGTTAGTTCAATATAACTGAGGCTTCCCCAGTCTAGATAATTGTCGGTGCTCTGTATTTCAAAAGTAGGGTTAAACAAAACTAAAATTTGTTCTAACAACTGTAATTTCTGTGTAGTGTTGCTGGTCCATACGTCCACATTTAATGTCAAGTTATATGGCACAGGCATCAATCTTTCAACAGTAAATGCATTACCCTGTTGTGTGGTATACTCTCCAGTGTTCTCGTCAAACTTTCTCATACGAATGTGACGCTTGTCTACAAATGTAGGATCTTGTCTACGTTCTGGCATATACTCCATAGCGTTGATATAACAACTGATCATAGGAGTTGGAGTAATCTTGTTCTCACTGTTATCTTTGATAATACTACTAACCATGCGTGTAGCATCGCCGTATTTTACAGGTACAGTTTGCAATGTAGTATTGCCTTCTCTGTCTTTGCCAAATTCAACTTGGAAGTTTGAAAATGCACGAATAAACTGTAACAAGAACCTGCGTACTTGACTATCGTAAAAAAACTGTTGGGCCATTAATCATCTTCCTGAATTTCAAGAGCCTTGCTTAATGCTTGACGTTGTGATATCACAGTGTTATCATCCTGTGTAGTTGTTGCAGTGTTGTTAATAAACCCTGACCTAAGGCTAGTGCTCTGCCCTGGCGTTGGGTTACTTCTAACGTTGTCTTCAACCTTGGTCCAGCGTGTACCATTAAAGCGGAATAATCTGTTTGGTAAAAAGTCTAATCTCAGTACATAATCGCCTTCTACTGCTGTTCCAGGGAAACTAGTACCCATGGATACGTATTCTCCGTTTGGTGCAATCCCGTCTCCAACCAAATAGCCACTGTATGCATTGGAGTTTTCAGGAGAAATTCGAGTACTGTCAGCACTAATAAGAGCAGAGTCGGCAGATTGGCTAGAAACATCAGCGGTATATCCTGTTGGATCCATGGGCTGACCAGTTTCGTCTGCTGGAACTACATAGTACTTGCTGGTATCATAACCACTCTTGGGAACTTCTACTTCTGCTTGTTGGACAATCTTGTTGGTAATCTCGAGCTCTTTGGAATATGTGCTAAGAAGATCTTTAAGTGTGTTGCCTGTACTTTCGCCAGTGTTCTCGTTAATTTGTATCTTATTAAGGATATCCTGGTACTCCTGGCTATCTACCAGTGGTGTACACTTAACACGCCATAGATGCGGCCACCAGGTGGGACTATACCCTTCTGTGGGCCTAGTGCCTTCTTGCACCACATAGTAGCGTTTAAGAGCAACTTCTAAACTTGTGTCTAAACTATTATAATCTTTAAGATGCGGCAGTTCAAGAACGTCACCGCTCATTAATCTGCGACCTAAAATGCGATCCATGTCTGCAAGATGGAATGTGATAAACAAGATGTCGTTTTGTAAGAATAAACCAAATTGGCTTAAATCAAAGTCTGTGTCAGCGACATTATAGATGTCACGTATGTTGTATACATCTTGCTCGTATTTGCGATCTCTGTTTTCTAAGAACAAGAAGTCCTGGATAGCTAGAGGATCATCCTGTGCTGCCTGCGGTTGGCTGAGATCATTGCTAGGGCCTTGGTCTAAGATTCCTAGATATTTGTGTACTGATATGCCAGTCCCGCCCACAGTAAATTGTTCTTTGATGTTACGATCAAAAAATTTAAAATCAGCACTATGAGCACCGTCTCTCCACATGGATATTCTAGGCATGTTTAGAATCCTTAACTAGTTATAGTATTTATGTGGATTTTAACCTACGAAATTTTGAGTAATTGGTTGACTATCTGCTAGTCCGTGCTATTATAGTTATAGTTAGAGAACACAAGCAAGGGACCAAACAACATGACAAACAATGAAATGAAGCAATACACGTTGGGCAACATGGCTGGAATGCTGGAGCAAATGCGCCAGAAAGTCGCTGTCTTGGATGCTTTGGATCGTGATACGACGACCACTGGTTCTTATGATCTGCATGACCAATTGACCTCGATGTTTCAAGCTCTGGATAAGTTTGATACGGCGGTCAAGAATGGCGTAAAAGTGGTTCCCAATAAAAATTAGGTTTTGGTTGACTATTATGGCATCTGTGCTACTATGATGTATAAGTTGAAATTAAGGAGTTAAACATGTCAGAGCAATCTAAAGATTTTATGCGTTCCACACTTGCTGCCATTTCACACATGAGCCAC